TTTGGAGAGTAGTCAAACTCATCCGAGGTTTCGAACTTTACAAGCATATCTACGAGTTTCTGAGTCATCTCGATTAATTTCAACTGCTCGGCGAACCTAGCAGAGTTTGCATCGATAGTCTTCAGACCCTCAACAAGAGCTGATCTAAGGAAGACGTCCCAAAACATATCACGTTGTTCTATATCTAGATCAATTGTTATGGTTGAGCTTCCATCAGGATTATCCTTGATGTCACTTACCATACACGTGTGGTTTTGGAAAACTTCTGGATTACTTCCAATAGTTTTATACTGAGATTCTTTGGTGATCTCTTCAAGTCTTTTCTCGCGATCGGACTTAGCGGATGTCTTCTTAGTTGGCACTTAGATTCTCCTTGTATTTTGCAAGTTCAATACGACATTGTGCTGCGAACGTGCTATTACGAGAAGTAAATAAGATTCGATTAAGTGCTGACCGCAATTTAATGTCAGTTTCAGCTTTGGCAATTGCCTCGCTTAGTAGTGGCATAAATGAGCTGTCAAAGTTATGAAGCACCGATAATGCCTCGGGTAATGAAATCACTAGAGCTTTCCTAGCGGATTCAACTACTTGAGGTGGGAGTGCTTCGCGTTCTGTGGTTTGTGTCATGTCATTACTTTCTTATTTAAATGGGTTTTCTTCTTTTGGTTTTCTCTTAGACTTCTTTATCGTGTTCTGCTCGGGAGCTTTTCCGATAGCGAAATCATATGGAAGATACCAATCTAATGCTTCAAGTTGATCTACTAGCCACTCTTTTGTGAGAGGGTTTGGAGTCCAACGAGGTGTTGCACCATGCGAATGAAAGAATTCTCTAAGATATTGCGTAGTTAATTCCTCCAGACTGGCTTCCCGATTTATTGAGATGCGAGCTACAGCACTCTTTTCAGGACGTTTCAGATCGTACATAATGTTCCTCCTCTTAACTGGGGTGGCAGAGGGATCCACAGCATTTGAGCCGTTTTGTGTTGAAGGGTACAGAGGGGTCTAGTTTATACTTGATCGCCCTGTGGTGGGTCTGAGGGGACTCCCCAGCATCGTTTCCGAAGTTCCTTTGCTCTCAGTCTTATCTCAGGATGAACCAGTAGTCCATACATATCTGGATCTACAATATCATCTAGAAATAATCTTAGTACTAGCAACTGTTCTTCTTTAGTTAGATCTGAGGAGCATTCAGTGATAGCTACTACTGACTTACAGTTGTAGTATGTCCAAAAGTCATTGTTCATTTTTCCTATCGTCGTTCCATTGGTTTTCCTTGTTCACCAAATTCGACACCAGATGGACTATCTTGAGATCTGGATGGATGCTCTTGATAACTTCAATCTGAACTTCGTCGTCTTCGAAATGAACTCCTATATCATATCCTTGTTGTTTTAGTTTTTGTATGATGATAGCTTTGTGAGCACCTGAGGATTCCCGAGTTTTCTGATCGAAACGTATTGGGTTGAAATGTACAGGATTGAAAATGCCACGGTCACGCAGCATCTCCAATGTGTACTCTTCCTCGTCAACACTGCGACCAGTGATAATGTGATCATGTACACCTGGGAACACACCTGTTAGATCTGATCCCAAGTAAATCACACCATCAATATCGAAAGTGTTGATTCGTTTCATTCGTAATCCGTTTCACCAGCTTGGAAGGTGTAAGCTAAATTCTTCGCCTTCGGTTTGTTGATGGTGCGTTGAGCTTCTGTTAGATCTGTGTACACTCGACGAGCAAGTGCGTCACACTCCCATTTAGCATCTTCGGTCTTCAACTGCAACGGTGGAGTCTTCTGTGTCCATGCTGACGGTCCTCGTAGGAATCCTACAATGCCCATCTCAGACGCAACTTTACAGAAGCGAACTGCAGACACAACTACACCTCCAGAGTTAGGAGAATCTTGAACTGACAAACGTGCTGTCAACTCATAGCGTGCTCCGCCAAATCCATAGGCAACGATATCTAGATTCGCAACTTTATTGTCTGAACCTACATATGTTCCACCAGGTTTTTGTTGGACGGTGAGAGAAGGACCAGCATATAAAGTCATGCCAGCTGTAGACTCATCACGAACAATGTTCTGTCCCTTCAATACGTTCTCTTTCGACACGTGCTTACTGTGGAGACGCTCTTGCTTTGCCATGTTCAGGAAGTCAGTGTTAGCTGTGCGACCTGTGCGAATGTTCTCTTGACCTTGTGTAGAGCCGCACGCCATGTTCATCTGAATGTGTTGAGTTACCATGAGACCAGAGTCTAACATAGCACCTTGCAATACTTCAGACAATCTTGACGCACCCCATGCAGATCGCATATCACTACCCACAATGGTCAGACCCTTGTCGATGAAGAGTTGTTCGACACGCATAGTTTCTTTGGTCTCAATCACGGTTGGAATACAGTTCACAAAGTGAACACCAGCTTCCAATGCAACTTCAATCCAGAATTGCGTAGCCTTCTCTGAACCAACAGGTAAATAATTTACTAGAACATCAACTTTAGATTCTTTCACTTTCGTGACAATCTCGTTGAAGTCTAGAGCAGTAGCCGCACCAACTCTGAATGATACTTCACTAGGGAAGTCTAACATGTGTGGAGCTAGACCATCCATCGTAGGTGCAGAGTACACCATTGAACCTTTAGGAATGACGGTGTCATCTAACTCTTTGACATGATCCATTGCGCAGTTTGGTTTAGCACGCAATGCTTCAGCGAGAGGTTTGTTTACTTTGCGACGATCAATATCAAAACCAATGACAAAGTTAAGATCACTGGCTAAGTATCCGCCAATGCTTTCATACATGAGACCAACTTTATCTTCAGGATTTTGACTGTAATACTGACAGCCCTCTACTAGGGACTTCGCACAGTTACCAACACCGATAATTCCTACATTAATTCTATTCATACTTTTCCTTCAAGTTATTTCAGTTTAGAGACATTGACCACCACGGGATTGTGATGGAGTAGGTCTGTGTAAGACCACCTGTGACGGTGGTTTCGTCCATTGAGGACTCATCAGTTACACTAGCTATTGTTAGATCTATAAACTTTACCAGTACTTGGGTTGTCATAGAATCTTAAATATTTATCGGTCTCACACATAATATTTTGCCAATCTTGCAGACACAGCTTTGGGATGTCTTTGTCTAAATGCGGTTCGCACAGCTCTCGAACTCGACTCAGTCTGTCTAAGAAATTCTTATTGTTTGCCTCAGACTCAAGATCGTTCTCGTAAATTCGATTCAGACCTCTCTTAGAACCAGGTCCTATACAAGCCCAATCGTACCAGTCCTTAGCTTCGCTGAGATATTTAGTATTCTTCAAGTCTCCAAGCATTTGACCTGCAAAGAAAGACCCTACGCGATCAAACTTCATAATCTCTTTATAGGATTCTGATAGAGTTGCACCTCTAAGATCTATGTCTTTGAATTCTTCATAGTTCTTGTTTGTAAAGTACGCATCTGACCATAAATGTCCTTTACCACCGATAGGATATACAGTGTAAATTCCTGGTCTCATGTGAATGTCTTGAGGTTGATCACAAAGAAGAGCAGTAAGACTGTCCATCGAAAAGTCAACAGGTCGTGGTACAATCTTAAATGCCTTTACTGTGTTCAGTCTACGTGCTAGATAAGCAACAAATGGCAGATCTAAAGAATTGTCTTCCCTTTTCATCCAGTTACTTCGCACAGATCTAGACACCGCATCGTCCTCGCGTCTGACATTACAGTATCTTGTTTCGTTCATTCGATAATCTGGAGACACATAGCCGTTAGAAGTTTCTTTGGCATTTTTTACACGCCATCTTTCATTGACCCAGTGGATCACATGGTCTATTTTCATATGTATACTCCTAAATTGTGTAAGACCAAAGCCACGGTGGTGGCAATGGTTTCGTCCATTAGGACTCATCAGTTACACTAATGTAATACTGGTACTGGCGCACCAATCTGTCTTAGATAATCTAAGTTCAGATTTGGGTCTTTCCAACTAGGATGATCTGCATCTTTCCATTTGAGATACTGTACAGGTCTGTACTTATGTCTCACGGCTGTCTGTTGATCTTTCGTGTAGAAATTATCCCAATCAGAATCTAACAGCTCAATACTCTCAGACTTTGCTTTGAACAGATCCAACTCGATATGAGCGTTTGGCTCATCACGGTAGAGGTGGTGAGTGTTCAAGTTCATACCTTGGTGCATCACAACTTTGAAATAGTCTGTGTGATATCCATAGTCGTGTAGAGCAGGACCCTTGGCCATCAGACCAGTTACGTATGGCTTCCAGTCGATAGCACCACCAATGTCATTATAATCTGACCAGTGGTTCTTCAACATTTGATATTGATCTGCCAATTCGTTACTCGTCCAGAATGTGAACTCTTTAGGCTTGCCGTTGTTACCTTGGGCAGTCTTTCTGTACTCACACTCCACAGATTCGAAGTTGTACACGTCTGCATGAAATGGAATTCTCTTGTTCATGTATGTGAGCAATTCGACAGTGTTCTCTTCCATCATTCTGATCTCTGTGTCGTTCACCTTGTACTCTGGTGCACATAAATCTTCACGGTTGAATAGATAGCACATTGCCTTGAACTGAGACCACGTTCCAGACTTATCGTACAGTTGTTGATCCCAATGATCGATGTCCCAGTCAAAGAACTCGTATAGAGTTTGTTGAGCGAGCCAACCTGTCATCCGACCAATACCATAAAACTCAGTGATGCCACGGTTGAGACGATAATAGTTATCTCTTGTATTCCCTTGGTTCGCTAGGTCTCCTAGATATTGATACAGACTGCCATTACCAATCTTAGACTTGATACTCTTGATAAATGCTGGGAACTTCTTCAGTCCCCACTTAGTGTCTTTAGAGTACTTCATCCTTTGCCAGTTTCTATTGTGCCATTCCTGTAGTACTTCGTCAGGTGTGTTCAACAGATCTGGGAAAGTCTGCATCGTGATCATCGCAACGTGGTTACGGTAAGACTGACCAAAGATCATAGCATACAGAGCTTTGTTGTCATTGTCCATGCCTAGCATGTCAGTGATCACTTTGCCTGTGTGGTGATGGTCTAAGTCTCCCTCAACACTGCGAGCAGCATAGATTCGAGAGAAGGCTTCGAGACGGTTCTCTGGTAGACGCCAGTCTCTAGCTTGGATAATGTTTGACATCTGCTTCTCCGAATGGTTGCTCATAGATTACATGCTTGACTTGATCCTTCAGATGTTTCTTTAGTTGAACTATAGTTTTCATCTTTACAGACCACATCCCAGTTTGTCTGGTTAGCGACGGTTGGTTGTACCATTTACACATCTCTCTGACATTCGCATGCATATGTTCAGTTTGAACTCGAGTTACGTCATAGGCTTCTGATTTCTCACCACGGTCGCCTGATGCTTGCATGCCACCAGGTCGTTTACCATAGCCACCAGCATCTCCAACGACTACACCATGGAAAAGTAGGATTGCTCCATCTCGTTCCAACACCTGTGCAGTCCGACAGACATCATCGTTGTGTTTCAACCACGGTGGAACTTTATGATGTTCCTGTGGGAAACATCCCCAGACTTGACTCATGAGAAATGGTTTGATCTCAGCGAACGCATCCTTCTTCCATAGCATGTTACCATCTATAGAAAACGAACAGGCTGTGAGACCAAACTTCTTCATCTCAGTAGCAGCAAAGTCCACATACTTTTGGAAATCCATAGGTACTGGAGACTTTGCATTGTCTAGATATGGAGGATGGAAAGTGCCCTTGTAGGAGACATCATCATCGAATTGGAACAGAAGCATGTCCTGTCCCATATAATAATCGACAATAAAGTTTCCTACAGCAGCATTACCAATCACACCAACTACAATATCTTTGACCTCGAAATCTCCAGTCAAAGATTGTTCATATAGTTGCTTCTCTTCTTCATTCGCAACAAAAACTACAACGTTGTCTTTGAGAGAAACTCCCATCTTACACAATGAAGATAGGGCTTTCTTCTTTATCAGATCGTATCGTTTGTAGCTCTTGATCGCTATAATGTAATCCATAATGCTCCTCATCATGTTCTGGTGACCAATGTTTCACGGTTGCAGTTTCTTCGTCGTATAGAGAATGATCTAGAATCTTGGCCATGCGTGCCATTCGCAACGCATACTCCTCATCCAAACCAGCGTTCACATACGCTTCGACAACTGTGTTCCAATTGATGCCACCTTTCTTCAGAATTCCTTCGGCACGTTTACCACCGACACCAGGAATTCCATCGTAGCCATCAGTCTTGTCTCCCATCAGAGTTTGCATGAAGAACCACTTACGAGCATCTTCAATGTTGATTTGATGCATCTCATCTTTGGGACCATTGATCCCAAGTTTGAAGAATCGTCCTGGAACACCCATCATGTCCTTATCTAGCGACACAATAATGTACTTACCAGGATAGCGTGTAGCGAGAATGCCCATGCAATCGTCCGCCTCTAAACCTGGTCGAACGTAGTGTGGGTACTTATCCATAGCCCACTCTTTGAGAGCTGTGTATCCTAGTGGTTTGCGACCCTTACGGTTAGACTTATAGTCTGGATTCAAATCCTTCCTAAAGTTTCTACCATGTGTGAAACATAGTGTGAATTTCTCCACACCTGTTCCATGTTGATACTTCTTCAGAAGTTGTTCGAATATAGCTTTAGCAGCTTTCAGATCTGTGTCAAGAGTCCAAAGATCTCTGTCCCACTCGATCTCTACTTCAGATGAGATACACGCTTGGTAGCATGTGATATCTGCATCAATCAGTAGTTCGTCATAAGTTCCGTTCATCAATGTAATCCACCTTTCAGACCTTCGGTCTCTAACTCAAGCTCTCTTGCGATATTCCTGAGTGTTGCTATTAGAAGAATTGTTTCTTCTCTATATTGAGGATCTAAACTAGAGTCGTGTTTGTTACGACGGTAGTCTAAATATTCTTCGAACACTTGTTCCAATCGCTGAGCAACTGGTGAGACTGGCACTCCATCAATATTGATATCGATTACCAGTTCACCTTCTTCAACGAAAGGCATAATGTGGACGTGCTTGATTTCCATATTTATCCTTGGTTAGTGTACCGACGGTCGGCTTCCGCAGCGAAATCCATCTCCCACTGTGCTACTGTTCCAGTCGTGAATCCATCATCGCTGATTTGTCTACGCAGAACTTCGTTCAGTGTGGCGAATGGAACATCTCCACCATGGAATCTAGACTTGTAGTCCGCCTGTTCAGCAGCTTTGGAGGCTTCGATCACTAACAGCTCACGCTTCTTCGCTAGATAGTGCATCGCTTTGTCAAGATCCTCTATTGCCTTCTCAGGACCTCCCTTACGACCGAGTCGCCAGAGGTATTTAGTTGCATTACCTAGCAGATAGTCCCAACCCATGCCAACAACGATATCCCAATGATCTGGTAATCCGTTGGCATTCTTGTAATGGCCACCACCGACTTGTTTATCGTTAGCACTCATTATCGATTGTCTCCAGATCCTGATAGCACGGCTCGCTTCATACGACTCGCGAGTTTGTCTAAGTTCATCTGAGCTACTTCCTCGAGAGTGAAGCCTAGTTCCTGTGCTGCGAGAGTCACACACCAGAGCACGTCTCCGAGTTCTTTAGCGACTTCTACACGATCAACTTCGGTATTGTCACGGACTGCTTTAGCATACTTACTGGCAATCTCACCAGCTTCGCCTGCGATATTCAACACTGCATATGTAATGTCAGCTGTTGGTAGTTTAGTGCTCATAGCACCTAATTGATACTCATTAAGTTTCATGTACGACTCCTGTAATAGGTTGTGTAAGACCACGACTCTCCCGAGTGGTGGTTTCGTCCATTAGGACTCATCAGTTACACTATTGAGTTACTGTGTCTGGATTAGTCAGATCTTGACCATGTCCAATGATTTGCTCTGGTGTCTTCAGACGACGTTGCAACCATTCAATGGATGCTGTCTTGAAGTCACACTGTGACATATACTTCTGTAACAAGTTGATAGCACCAAAGGTGTCACCAGACTTGTGTTGTGTATACGCAAAGTACAACGGTTGAGCTACTCTAGTAAATGATTGATTAGAATAGTTCTTTGCTGTGCTCTCAGGATACTCACAGAAATGTGCACACTCCGATAAGAATGTATCCGCATCGTTCACGAGTGGGAACGGTTGGTTGTCTATCTCAGTGTAAGGATCGTTGACTCGGATAGCACCTAACATCACATCATGACGATATCGCTCTACAAGTTTAGTCCAAGCTGGAAGATCAGTGTACACATGCATGCAATTGGAAACTTGATAGTAGTGTCCTACTTTCACTCCAACTGCTGCTGCGACATACTCTTGAATCATAGAGAAGTGGCTCTTGTTCGCACCTAGAGCTCCCCAGATCAAGTCGTTGCTACGGTTGAACACTGTCAGATGTAACTTACCACCACGAATCTTGAAGACCATTTGCGTATTGCAAGCCTTGTCTTTCGTGACTTTATTTAGATCTAGTGTACACCATAGTTGAACAACTGCCTGACGAGTGTCGTGATTCTGGCGCAACTGGTTGACAACCTCTCTCAACTGGTCGAATCCGAAATGATTTCTCATACGGAATCCATACGCAGCATTGAAAGTCTTACCATCGTCACTGAAGTTTGCCATGTTCTTGACAATCTTTGCGAGGAACGATAAGTCGTTTCTACCAGCTAGCATCCACAGTCCTTCAAGATAATTGAAGAATGGATTCTCATCACGAATTGGACAGAAGATCTGTCGTTCGAGAGGCTTTAGATATTCAATGGTTGTGATGCCATCAAACTCTAATGTAGGACCATTACGAGATGCCTGTGGAAAGCCACTGTCCAACGCATGGTTGATCATTAGTGGCAATCCGACATGGGCATTCTTAACTGATACTTGCATTGCAGAACTCCTTCACGAGGTTGTCTACATAGGTGTTGCAGTTATCACGGTCATCGTACAATACATTCATACGACTATCCCACTCACGCCAAGTTGTGCTTTGCTTCTTCACAGTGCGGAAATAATTCTGCCTGTCAGCAATCTGCTGATCTGTGAATGGCTCAGTACGACCTGTGCGAGCAATGGCGGATTCAATCATAACGTCGACAGAAGTGTTCAGTAACACCATGTGACAGTCATGACCAGCATCCAACTGTGGCTTCAAGAATTCCTTCCAAGGCTCTATCGAACCTGTAGCACGGACTCCCTCGCAGATGACATTACCTTTCGGTAACAACTCTGCAACCAAACGTTGTGTCTCTTCTTTACTCTCGAGAGAGTCGAGACCGCCATAGATAACTCGATACGAACCTAGGATGTAGGTGTTGATCTTTGGCAGATAACTGTACAACACACGCTCAGTCTTAGACCGTGCTGGTCGTAAAGTGTCTACTGTAGGACCATACTTCTCGATCAAGTTACGGATGATTGTAGTCTTACCAGAGGCATTTCCACCTCGAATTTGTACAAATGTACTCATATCAAATCTCCAAATTTACTGTTCTGAAAGTTAGCGAATATCTCATACTACTGTCGTTAGATAAAGCTGGGACATCGTGTTGCATCAGACTGTTAGCATTACCATCGAACAGGATTATTTCACCATTCTGAGTTATGTAATGATCTACCATATCATCGCTATTCCATTTCACTCTAAACAATCTAGGTGATCCGAAACTTAGATTAATAATTAGATCATCTGGACCTGTTATCTCATCGACATGATAGGGAATTCCTAGCTTGCCATCTGGATACTGTCCGATTAACACATACTCAACTTTGATGTTGAATCTGTCCTCAATGTCTTTCTTGATTGCACTCACCACTGGAGAGGTCTCCCACGGTGAACACTTCAGAGTCTTACCAGCGTAGTAGAAATCTGAGGTTCCAAAACCTTTGGTTGGTCTTCCGATCAACTTACGGTTTGTCTTTGGATCCCAACGTTCAACTGGAGGATCAAACTCGAAGTCTGGTACAAATTGAAAATCTGAAGGATAAAACTTAAGATGTTGTAGTCTCATAATTTCTCCTCAATGAGTTTCGTACCAGTCGTTTCCAATCTTAGCTTCCGCTGCGACAGGGATACGAACACCAAGAAACTCTCCAGCTTCTAGTGCAGAGTCTACAGCAATCTTGGATACCAACTCAGCATGTTCCTCTTTGACGGTGATCTGTTGCTCGTCGTGAACAAACGCTGAAATCCAAAAGTCTTTGCCGTTTACTAGTCCCGCTTTCTCACAGTTCTTCTCAGTAGTAACTACCCACTGTTTAGCTATGATAGCTGCGGCACCTTGAAGTAGACTGTTGATCGCACCATGACCAGATCGAACTGGTAACTTACGACCATCTAAAGCAAGAACATAACCACGCTCTGAAGCCTTCTTCACTTTCTCTGAGAACGTACCAAATGCTGGCAAACTTGTGAAGAATTTCTGCTTCATCGATTTACCTTCTTTGGTTCCACCACCTACGATGGCTCCCATCTTAGCATCGCCTGCTCCATATAGGAGTGCGTATGTGAAAGTCTTAGCCACGTCGCGGGACGGTAGACCTGCTGCTTCCATTGTGCGTGTGTGTACATCACCATGCATAATCTCATTGGCATAATCACCATTGTCATATGCTGCTAGATAATGTGCCAAGCAACGCAATTCGATACCAGACAAATCCACACCAACTAGTTTGTAACCACCAGGTACTGTGAACAACTGACGGATCTCTTTGCCGTATGGTTTACGAACAGAAGGAATCTGTGCCATGTTAGGATAGCTATGAGTAGCACGACCTGTGTGTGCACCATTAACATTCATACGACCATGGATGCGACCGTTGCGAACTAAACGCAACCAAGCATTAGAACCTTCACCTAACATACCAATACGCTTCTCTAACATAAAGTAGACAGCAAGCTTCTTGGCTTCGGGATAGTCGAGAGCGTTTAGAATTTCTTCGTTGATCTCAGCTTTCCCACTAGGTGTAAATTCTGTAGGTTTCCAGTCGTAGTTCTTCTTGAACCAGTACGCAATGTGATCTCGAGATGACGGATTGAACTCAATGACTTGGTCTTTGAGTGGTTTGCCTGTCTTCTCAGATGTGCGTTTGATAGTTCGAGTAGGGAACACTGTCACGAGACTCTTGCGAATCTCCTCGCGTTGTTCTGCCAGATCGGCATACATTTCGGAGGCAGCTTTCTCGTTGAATGTGAAACCATTAATCTCCATGCGAACAGCTGTCTGTTGCATCTTAGTTTCAATCTCGAGTGCTTTCGGTGATATGTTCTGAGACACTAGATACTTGTACAGTTGTACAGTGGTCTTGTTATCTTGAATACAATACTCTAACATTTCAGGGGAGTAAGTTTGCCAGTCTCCAGCATCGAAGTCGCCTTTGTGCTCTCCGATCCTTTGACCCCAAGCCTTCAGTGTGTGCGAACCATACATTGCTGGTTCTAGACCTACAGGCTTTACTCTGAAGTCGTGATTCCTGATATCTTGATATGCTAACTTCGCCATAATCAAAGTGTCGCTAAGCTTCACTTCGGGATTTGGCTCCCACTTGAATAGTTTGTTTAGAACAGGGATGTCATAGTCAATAATGTTATGACCCACTAGTTCTTCTGCTTGTGATAGCAGTTTGAGACCTTCTTTGATCTCCATGTCACCAACATAACTATTAATCTCGTCAGTGTCCACGTTATGGATTACCATACAGTGTGCTTTTGTCACCTGTAGATATAATCCATTAGTCTCAATGTCAAATGCTAATTTCAATACGTTCTCCTAAAAGAGTAACTGTTGTCTAAAATCCATCTATAGAATCTACTGCTACTGTGTAGTTTGAGAGTCGTCCAGAGAATGGGTCGTATGACATCTTGCCACACTTACCTACTTCGCCTGTGAATCGATTCTTCAACACACGGATGGTTGTTACGTTTGCATCTCCATTGTCTGATTGTTGATTTCTTTCGAGACCAATCACCATGTCTGAGAGCTGTCCAATCGCTGCTGATCCTCGCAGTTGAGACAAAGAAGTCTCAGCTCCGTTCTCATGTCCTTCGCCCATAGGTCTGCGAAGATGCGACACCAGAATCAATCCGATACCTGTCTCTTCAACCAGTGTGCGTAACATAGTCATAGCGTTGTCAATCATGCGTCGTTCGTCGCCATCACCTAAACCAGAAACTAGAATGGACAAGTGATCTAGGATCACCCATTTACACTCTAAACCTCTAGCCATGAATCGAACTTTGTTCAACATGTTCTCAACTTCAGACGAACCGAAGTGATCATACATAAACAAATTGTCGTTGGCGATGATCTTGTCGTATGCCTTGCGAAATTCCTCAGGAGTGACACCTGCACGACTGATATGTAAAGGTCTGTTCAACTCAATACCCATCAATCCTAAAGCTGTCCTACGAGGATTCTCCTCTAGCATAATCATGCCGACCTTCTCTTCTTTCTTGATGAGGTGACATGCTAACTCACGAACGAATGCAGATTTACCTACACCCGAACCAGCAGTTACAGTGACAAGTTCTCCCTGTCGTAAACCACGGGTTATTCTGTTGAGTCCTTCGAATGGGTAGTCGACGGTGGAGATTACATCTTCTCTACTGACAACATCCCACAGATCTTTACCAGACACAATTCCATCTGGTCTGTAGGATTGTGCACCCCACATTGCATCTTGAAGATCCTTGACTCTACCAGCCATGAGCATCTCATTCGCATCTTTCATAGGCAAATGAGCAATCTTACATGTACCAGGTTTCAGAAGTTCTGCGCATTTCTTTGCAGCTTCTTGACCAGGTTCATCCATGTCGAACATGATAATGATTTCTTCGAAACGCTCAAGCCAGTCTAGATTCTGACGGAAACATCTGACAGCTCCCTGTGCACCATTAGGTACAGAGACAACTGGCCACTTGTTTCCTTGAACCTGTGACATAGACAATGCGTCGATCTCACCTTCAGTCACAACGATCTTACGACCGATCAACTTTTGGTTCTGACCGAAGAATGGTAACTTAGCACCATTGCCGATGATCTCAAAGTTCTTCTGTTGGTCTTTCAACTTGACAGCAATCAACTCGCCATCTTTGTAGTATGGGAACGCTTGTACGACTTTGCCGTTGTGCTTCCCTACTTTAACTCCAAACTTCTCTGCTGTCTCCAATGAAATGGATCTGGCAGATAGAGGTTTCACTGTCCACTCTAAGAATGGCTTCAGTGATTTCTCAACTTCTTTCTTTGATGCTGCTTTCTCTACGCCACCTGTAGCATTTTTATGGATGCCACAAGCGAAACAGTAGGTGTGCTGATCTGCATACACAGCGTTAGCGTCTGAACTCCCACACGCATCACACGAGGTGTGGTGTAGAAATTCTGCTTGTTCTTTATCTTGCATTTAATTCTCCAAGTTAGAAACACTCTAACCCACTCGTAAGAATGGGCTAGGTAAATCAACTTTTCTTTGGTTCCAACAGCCATGCATCTGGAATAAATCTATCAGCATATAAGAATCCGTGCTTGTCGCACCAATCCGCATATGTAGTCTTAGAGGCTTTGCTGATCTTAGATCGAGAGCCTGTGAATACAAATCTGATATCTAAGTCTGGATGCTGTTCCTTGATCAGAAGGTGCTTCTGACGGTCATCGACCATGAAGCGACCCTTCGTCTCAATTATAATGCCGTTGTGAAGGACAAAGTCTGGAGTGTAACGACTTGCTTTCGCTGGCTTTAGATACTTGATAGTGATGTTCTCATACTCAAATGGGATTTCCATCTGTGTCAATTGCTCAGCTATCTTCTCTTCAAGTCCAGAGCGAAATCCATATCGCACTCCAATTTGCTTAAAACTCTGCTTCTTCGCCTTCATTCAGAACTTCCTTCTTGGTGGGAGTGCTATCAACGTCATCTTCTACTGCGAAGCCTTCGCCTTCATCACCAAACAAGGACTTATTGCCGAACTCTACGAGCTCGATAATCTGAACAGCGTTCAAGTACAGTGCGACACCAGTGTTGATGCCTTTGTCGTATGGGTTGATACTAGCGTTCACCTTGACGATAGAACCGCCACCAATCTTCAAGTCATCCGTATTCTTGATCGGTTGACCTTTAGAGTTGAACAGGCGAGGTAGGTTCTTAGACTTGAAGGTGATAATCGTGTTACCCTCTTCGTCTTCTTTGAATGGGAAAATTGCTTTTGCAATCTTCTTGTTCCCAAACTCATCTGTGAACTTCTCTCGAACCTTGTCACAGAACTCTTGCACTTCTTTGTCATCACTGGGAACAGACAATGAAATCTTATAGACTCCCTCAGGACTCCATTTAGTATCTGGTCGTGTAAGCCATGGGTACATTGCAATGCCCTTGGGCGATGTGATTCTTTCCAAACGATCTGCCATTTATTGATTTCCTCTCGAATAATGGTAAAGCATAAAAAAGCCCAACCTAGTCGTTAGTTAGGAAGGGCTGTGGATTAAGCAAACAGTTGACGAAGCTGAACAGCTGTCTCTAAGTTTGCTCGTTGAACGCTAGTTAGTTTAGCTTCTTGGTCTCGTGTACCAAACGGTAACGAGTAGAATGCCTTACCACCACGCATTGTAGTGAACACTTTGTGACCACGCTCACGAAGTTGAGATACAACTTGTGGGACATGCTTCACATTGTATTTCTCAGCGATCTCACTGGCTGTTACACCGATGACTGGGTCTGCACCCATGATAGCTTTGATTACGAAGTGTTGATTCTGTGACATAGTATTACTCCATTTCAGGTTGAGACGTATACACCATGTATGTTGTCTAAGACCGCATCTCTGCGGTTTCGTCCATTGAGGACTCGTCAGTTAGACTAGGGGTGGGCGATCGATCACAATGTGTGAACCAGCACCAGCTACGACGGTAGCATCTGCTTGGGTAGTTGTCGAAGTGGTGGAGCTGTTGTCGTTGTCACCACTGTTGTTTCCGTTACTACCGTTGTTGTTTCCGTTGTTACCATTATTACCATTCTCGCTGTCTGCAAATGGGTAATCGGTTTTGAAGTGCTTGTTCAGAGCATCAAGTTTGCCTTGATATTCATCGACGATTTTGAGTTCTTTCTCAATCGCGTCCATAAGATCAGCATGATCAGGAATCGAAAGAGGGTTCGACAGAATAACTTCCACATTCATGGCATGTTTTCTGATGTGTGCGTCGTAGTGTGAACGACTCGCTAAAATTAATTTATTTCTGATACTCATAGTGTTAACTCCTAAAGGATGTTAAACTACAGGAGGATTCGACTCAGGATATCGATATAGTTTGATTGTGTCTGAGACCACGACTCTCCCGAGTGGTGGTTTCGCCTATTGAAGGCTCCTCAGTCAGACTGAATAAATGAGAAGGATGTACCTTCTCTTAACTGGGGTGGCAGAGCTATGCGAATGCGTAGTTAGACTTAGAGGTATTTCGCAGGTCCAACGATCCTCGTTGTGGAGGAGGTAGAACCTTCGATCTCTTGTTCTCTGGCAATGCTGCAAGAACTCTGTTGTGCAAATCTTGGAGTGGGTCCCAGTTCTCATAAAGTTCCACGAATGTGTCCTTTACGATTGCTGAGAATTGCTCCATGTCAGACGGTAGACAACTGAAGGAATCGTGAATCAATAGGAATTGGTGTATTCCAGATTCTTTCGCTGTCAGTGCTGCCATCTGCAAGTGAGTTGCATCACAGCTGTGCACAAAGTTCGGAGACATAGATGTTCTTTGTTTACTTGGTACCAGTTGATCTGTGTAACCATAAACAAATCTGTTTCGGATGCGTCGACCCTTTACAGTAACATCGATTCGTGCTTCCTTCATCTTATAGTAGGCATTGTAGACTGGGAACGACAACGGTGTGAACCATGTGATAGGAAGATTCTCCTTCGCCATGATTCCTGCCAAATGTTGTAGCCAATCCATAACTTCCATAGGTTTAGGAGCAATCTGTCTCAATACAGTGTCCAAGTGGTTTGCTAGATAGACTGCAGATTTAATTGGATTTTCGAATTTGTGCTTCTTCTCAGAAATCACATCCGACATCAATTGCTCTGCCCATCCAAACAATTCCATCTTGTTCGTACTGTTAGACTTTGTGACACCACCCTTACGAGAACCATAGCAAATTGTCATAGTAGAACGTTTGGTTGTCTTACGACTGATACCAAAGTCCAACCATTCAGTTGCTAGTTTCTGCGTAGCCTCGTCTGCATTCTTCAGATCATCCTTCAGAATTTCTACGAGGATTTCTGCGGCATCACGGTAAACGTCCTCTGGTTGTTCGCCAGGAATGAGGTTCACTCGTTTGCCTGTAGTATCGTCACGGAGCATAGCACTGAAGTGCTGTAATCCAGAGTTACTACCATCGATTGCAACTGGCAGATGGCAAATGTAAGAGGAACCTTGAAGTTGCCACTTACGATATTCCATGCATGCTGCTGCAAACAAGAATGGCTCAGATGCTCCATCTTTACCATCTTCTCCATAGAACCACTCAGGATCTGCAAATGGATCTGCACCGAACGCCATGATTCTGTCATGGTTATCGTCGACCCACTTGACTCGATTCTCGAATGATGCTTTGGAAATCTTATCGAAGTCACCAGTGTTAGCTAGGTGAATCTTCAACCAATCTCCAGCTTCTTTAGTTTCAATTGGTTTGCCATCTGCGAACATCCAAAGCGATTTCATCCAATCTGCTGCTTGATGATTTAGCGATGGGATCGCGTAGACTCGACCACGGAAATCCAAGAATGCTGGTAGGAACATGCGTTCCTCGTTGGTCATAGACCGAGCTTCAGTCAAATCTGACAGAAATGTTGCCTGTAGTGACTTGTACTGATAGCCTTCCTTCTTGCTTAGTCCCTGTGGTAGGGAGCTCGGTGGAATCTTTCTGAACTTTCTCACATGCTCACCCTTGTCAGTTACCGAGAGATGATTAATCTCATAGGCACGTCTAATGATGTGAACTAGTTCAGTGTTGATCTTGAGTGGAACGCTTTGAATAGCATTCACAGCATCAACCCACCGAGCACCCAAGACAGCAGACTCGCGTACTACTGCTTTGTGATCACGGTTCCAAGTCTTCACCAATCGCACTTTAGATGCGACACGTTCATCGTAGTAACTACCTTCGAGAATCGACTTTGGTTCAGACAACATTGGAGAGAACACAGGTTTAGATATGCGTTGATTATCATAGATATCGTCCATGTGTTTCAATGCACTATCAGTTAGTACTACTCTTGTGGCTTCATTACTTATACCACCAGCGTTCTCAGATCTAATGATCACAAACGCAGGATCCGACATAGCGCATACAGTTTCAATCAGGTTCGAACCGAGCACTAATGCTCTGCGTTTGA